GCTGTAAACGTCTGGCTTGTAGGGAAGTTGTTTCCGATGTAACTCATTGTTTATCCTTAAGTGATATTAAGAACAGAAACAATCGAATCAATAGAAGCCGCTGCTGAACTAACTACCTTAAGCACGTCCCCAGTGATGAGCACAACTTTCTGGTCAGCACCCACAGTAACAAGCGAGCCGCCAACGGGGATTGTCGAATTCTTAACGATGTAGTAATCAACGCCTGAACGAGTAACATACGCGCTCGCTGTAATCGGACTTGTCGCAGTGTTTGCCATACATAAGCCGATAATCGTAGTTTGTGTCGCTGCACCCACGGTAACAACAGTAGCCGCCGAAGTTCCGACGTCTTTGTTCATGTAGGAAGTAAATGTATTAGCCATAATCTATCCTAAGGCAATTGCCATCGCAACTGCAGTACCAGCCGGGTCGCCCGATGAAGGCACCGCTGCGTTTTTCCAAAGCCCAGAGGCTGCGTCGTACACCAGCGCTTGATTATTAGTCGGAGCGCTAATTAACACATCATGTATTTCGTCTAGTTCGTAACCGTTCTGTACCTTAACAAATATTTTGCCTAATGTAGGATGCGCGTACTCCACAACACCGACATAAACCAAGTGTATCGGTGCAGCAGGTTTAACTGAGGTATACCCACCAGCAACTGTACCGCTTAGATAAAGCTGAGCTCCGTCCGTAAACGCAGACGTATCAATATTTGTAATTAGGCCAATAACGGTCACATACCCGTTAGCGTTGTTAGCTATATCGGCACTAACCATACCTAGAGTCTGCGCAGAAGTTGCGTCACCTGAAGCTAAAGCTTTTGAAATTGTAGAAAGTTGACCTGTAGCACCAGAAATATAGACTACTGTGCCTTTTGTTACCGTGGCGCCGGTTGCGTTTCGGACTTGAACTACTACGTTAGTCGTCGAGGCAGCGACAGCAACGCTTAAATCTCTCGTAGAACCCGTACCGGAAACAGTAACGCTACCGTCAGTAGAAGTAATACTTTCTAGCTTGTCGGTATTTAAGTTGACAAAGTTAGCATCCACCTCGTTATTAGTGAGGGGGCTTCCTTTACCAGCGCGGGTTACGATTGTAGACATCTATAGCCTTTAGCTAACGGTAACAGTCCAAGTAACGCTCATCGCGTCATCCGTGCCTTTGTTAATCACAGCAAATACTGTGCGGCAGAACATCGTACCAGCGGATGCTGCGTTAAAAATACCAGCTTCTGTGACTGCGCCTGTACCTGTACCAGCGGGGAATGTTGCTGTCTGGGTAACCACGTTAGCTGCTGCAGTATTTGAAGCAAGCGCAACTCGACCAAGTTCAGTTTGCAAAGCAGTGTCGCCTGCTGCAGCCGCAGTAGTACCCGAACCGACAGCCATGTGGCTCATTACGTTAGACGCAGTACCAACGATGCGCGAAGCAACAAAGTTCTTACCGACAGTAACCACGAGGTTCTTAAACTCGTGCTCTTCCTTAACTGCACCAGATTTATCAAAGACTACGACTCGTAAAGAGCCTGACGCCTTGATATCGTCTTTAGTATTCATTACAACTCCTTACGTAAACGAGCGGGACGAGCCCACATAATCTTCCAAGAAATAGGTTATATCGCAATAATCCTGCATTAAGACTAAGCCCGCGCTACTCATAGTCACGGAGTCGGCTTTAGCCAAGATACTACTAATTATATGCGCATCTGCTGTATATATCAGCTCTGAGATTGTTTTAATGATTTCATACTGGATATCAGTATCCATGTTGTCAAGCATACCGACAACATCATTGAATCCCTTAGCTGTGCTAAACGATAGTAAATCAGCATTTGCGATCAAATCCTCTAGCTGTTTTGTAATGCCTAACGTTACAGCGTCAAGCGCTGCGAAAGCATCTGTAAACGTGCGCTGGTATATCAACAAGATGTTGACAATGTCTGTAGGAGTAACTGCGTCCGGAACAACTTTCTGGACTACCTTAGTCAGATCCTGCTCAGACACCCCAAACGAGTCCGCAAAACCCTTAATTGTTTCGATTGCAACTAAATCTGTTGCATTAATAACATCCACAGCCAGAACATCTGGCATTGTTACTTCGGCAAATACTTGTATATCTCGCCAGTTTGCTTGGGCGTACGCTTCTACGTACGTGACGTTAGCCGCAGGCTCAACATAAGTTGGTTGCGCTGCAACATCGACATACGAGACCGACAGTAAAACAATAGTCGGGACGATTACCTTAATGCTCATTAGAACTCAGCCCTTAATACGAACTGAAGCAAATCGAACACAGTAAGGTACTGTCCGTTATAGTTAATCTCTATTTCGCCTTGGTAGTTTCCAGCGGGGATATCTAGCGTACTAGCCGGGAAGTAGAATTTCACAACTCCGTCAGCACCGCCGTTTGGCTTTGAGCAAGTTAGCGTGGATAGCACCGTTGTACCAGAGGCGGAGCGTAACTTAACAACCACCGTAGTAGTTGGAGCCGACAGGTCAAGAACATCACCGCTCTGGCGATCCGTAAGCGTAAGCGTTACTTCGGGTAGGTTGTCGCCTTGGACTAGTCTTATCGCACTCATACAAACCTCTGGAATTCGGCGCGAACAGAATCTCGCGTTAGGCCCTTTACGACCCGCATTCTTGCTTCGTTGATACCATGACGGTACATTTGGAAATACTCTGCCGCAGCCTGCTTGTCAAAGTACGCTTGTTTCGGGGTGTTGTACAACCGAGCACGGGCCCCATAGCTGATAACTTCCAAAAACTGCTCATAAATCTCAGAGTCAATATCGGAAGAATCTCGTGTAGGAGCAATTGATACTCGCAAATTCAAAGTATCCTCACTGCTAAACACCGGAGTAGGAACAACACAAATTACCGGAGCAATCAATCGAGTAATGTACGCAGGAGCGCCTTGAGCTTGCCGCCAATCAGTCTGGCGATAGATATTAGCTAACTCGTCGCTAGATTTGGGAATTAGCAGTACTTTGTCGTAATAAGCCACTTCTGGCAGGACAAACTTTGTATCTACAGGTGTAGATACAGGATAATTAGCTTGATTAGCTACAACACTAATCGGATCGAGGTCTAACTGCAAATAGCGAGTGCGCTCACAAAACTCAATACATGAGTTGCGAATAGCGTTTGTTGCCACGAGTTCTGGTACGTCCGGGACGTACTGCATTACTTCCGGAAGAAACTCTTCATACGAAACTGACGAGCCATATACTTGTGTCATGACGATGTGCCCGGAACAGTAGTATTGAACGGCATAAGCATTTGGTTCGGGCTGTTTGCCAATTCAGCGTTGGATTTAGCTTGCATTGCTGTCATAAACGTCTGGAGATATCCAGCGGCCAACTGAAGGCCCGGAGCGTATTCAGCGTCCTTACTGCAAGCACGATAAAGAACGTAGTCAAGCAAGACTGGTTCAAAAATGTCATTAATACTAATAGCCTGAGATTCAGAAGTCAGCGTAACAGGAACAGGTGAGTAGTTCACCTGAACATAACCCTTTCCGTTATTAGGTGGGTATACATAAAATATTGTCTGATCTTGCTGGTCGAAGATGGCGTTCTGCACGACCGTTGTAGGTAACGCTGCATGCCAGTTGGGATTGAAATTATCCAACAGCTCTTCTGAAACTAGACGAACGGCCCGACCCGGCTTTGTGCCATCGGTTCCCATATTGCGGATTACATCTAGCAGTGTCCAACCATCTGAGGGTATCGACTGCCGAGTTCCAGCAATAAGTTTATACGTAGCCACCTTGTTGGTAGCGTTAGGAGCAATGATAACAATTTGCTTCTGGCCAAGATTGATCCAGTTGAGCAATTCCGCCCGAGTCCAACGGATGTTGGAGATATCAAGCAGTTGCGTTGCCGCTTGGTCAATAATAGCTTGTGCAGTAATTGTGCCCATGATCTCTATAATTGGTAGGGGCCGAAGCCCCTATTTTACGGCGTTACAGCTAACGCAGCAATAATAGTTGACGCTTGAGTTGTCGAAAATCCAGCGCGCACTAAATCGTTTGCGTCCTGCGTACCTGCGTTTACTGCGATAACAGCAGCGGCCTGTACAACAGAGAACCCTTGTCTAACTAGATCATCAATTGTCGATGTAGAACCGTCTACACCAATAACTGCCTGAGCTTGTGTCAGCGAAAGTCCTTGAGAGACTAAATCATCAATAACAGCCATTTAAGCCTCCTGAGGCAAAAAGTGGGCAGGGAATTACCCCCACCCACGTAGTACTTTAGCCTGCAGCAACCAACAGGGCCAAACCGTCAGCCTGAACAACTTTGTAGCCGTAGACGTTCAAACCACGAACCAGCGTACCGAAGTCGTTAGGGTTCTGGAGGCTCTCGACCTTAGCAATTTGCGATGCGAAGGTAATTGCCGACTTGTGGCCAGCCATCACTGCATGACGCTTAACGTAGGTTGATGCACCAGTTGTCGTACCGTCCCAGTTGTAACCAGCGGCTGCACGAGGCAAGAGGTTGGAAACGTAGACTGTGAAGCGGTCGATCATACCGATCTTGCCGTTGCGCAGAACGCTTGATGGGTCACCCATGAACTGAGCCTGAGCCAAGTTCGACTGCATCAAGATCTGACGCTCTGTTGGGCTGATAACGAGCCAGCGGTCGGTCTCAGGAACGTTTGCTTCGTCCAGAACGCTCGACAAAGCTGTGATGCTCTGAAGAATGTTTGCAGCAGCAAGAGTAACTGCAGCAGCGTCTGTACCGAGGTTAAACGAAGCCGAGATTTTACCAGCGGTTGCACCTTGGTTGGTTGCAGCGCCTTGGTTGAACGTGCCGCCGAGAACGTCGCGGTCGATCTGGATCTTCATCTGCTGAGCAGCGTCGTTAGTGAAGATGTCCATCAGCTTAGGCTTGGACTGCAGCTCGAGAACGTTGTTCACGTTAACGCCGAAGTACTTACCTTTGTTGATCGTCAGCGAGATTGTGCTTGGAGCAGGAATCTCATAAGCCAAGTTCTGACCGATAGAGTAGTTGTTGATCGTGATCGTTGGGATCGTGTTGATAACAACTGTGTCGCCGATACCAGAGATGTCACCCTGCCAGTCGGTGTTAGCGATTTCGCCAAACACTGTAGCAGCGTAAAATTTCTGAGCAAGTTTGCCCGACCAGAGGGTAGGGATGAACGTGCCGCTGTAAGCAGTACCAGAGTAAGCGGTTGCGCCGTTAGGAGCGTTAAAGCCGCCTGCGTTAATCGGATATACTGCGCCGGGGGTAATGGTAGCCATTTTAATTTCCTTTAAGAGAATGACTGGGTTTTAAATATTGCCACCATTACCTTGTCGAATTACCTAATTCGTCCTTCAGTAATAGCAGCGTGGATTAGCTTTTCAGTTCGAACCGCTTCATCGTTATCAATCAATCCACGTCGCCATTCATCGTAAAATTCAGCGATTTGCTCTTGAGAATAAATCTGCTGGTTTTGCGAGTCAGCGGGCGGTGCTGATGACCGTGATCGGGTCGGTGCAACTTGACGCTGAAGTTCTTGGTTAGCCTTTCCCTTAGCGTTCTGCTTGGGTGCGCCTACTAAAGCCTTGTAAGTATTGAAAATAGCCGAAACTCGGTCTACATCTCCACCTTCATAAGCTGCGGTAAGTGCTGCGTGTCGGGGCAGTCCATAAACTGGGTCAACTTCTTGTAACCAATTTAAGAAACCTTGATCTGTGTTCAAGACTTCCCAATCAGGTACTTGTCGTGACAACCCGTTTATAAAGCGGTCTTTATCAGACATCACTTGACGCTCTGACACATTACCAAGCTGAGCTTTAAGTTCCCGGATCTCATTAACTAATTCGCTTTCACGAGCCTGTAGGGTCGAAACCTTAGAAGCCGTTGCGCGTTCAATCAAATCGATCAAGTCAGGACCAAATGCTTCCTTGTCTTGTTCAGTGATAAGAGACTCTACACTTTCCTGCGCCGCTGTCTGTACTTTGGCTCGCTCAACTTCGGCAATGAGTGTCTGTACTTGCGTATTTAACTCACGGACTTGGCTGTGTAAGCGTGGTACTTCTGCGTCGTACATACCTTTAAGCGTGTGGTACTTTGCTTCCCATTTGCTATCCGGTACGGGGTCAGGTTCGTGCTTGGGCTCATTCGAAATGCTTGGCTCAGGCTGGGGATCTGGTGAAGGATCTGGTGGTATGTTCTCTGGGTCAGTCTCCGTTGGGTTATCCCCTTCGGTCTTATCTCCGGCTAACTCTGCTACTAAACGATCTGCTTCATCGAGTTGGTCCTGCACAGCTTTGGGCAATGACATTTCATATCTCCGTTAGCTCCGACTACGATTCACGCTCCGTCTGCACGGTCTGCGCTACTCGCTTACGGTCTGCTACATCGTTAAAGGGTGCTTCTAGCTCCGTCTTGACGGTCTGCTATTGGCGTTTCATTTTGGCGATTAGTGCTTCCGCACTTTCAATATACTCAAGAATTTCCTTGAGTTTTGCGGCCTCGCCTTGTAGCCGGTAAACTAGTTTCTCGTCGGTTACCTGAGCTAACTTCTCTAGGGTCTCCTGCCTCTCGGCTCTGAAGAACTCAACTAGATGCGTAAACTCCGGCGCCCGTAAATGCGAAAAGCAACGAGCGATTTGCTCATTGACTCTCACTTATTTGCACATACCGTCGGTTTTTGCCGAAACTTGCTTGTACTCGGCGCCGCCGCGCTTAGCTTGCGCAAACAGATCAGGAGCTGAACCGATACCGGTCTCGCCACCTTTACTCATACCATCGGTCTTTGCGGATTCTTGGGCCATTTCTTTCCCACCGCGCTTACCGTCGTTAATCAAATTAGCCATTTTAGGCTCCTTTCTTAATTAAAACAGAGACTTAACACTCTGCACAGTTACTATATACCCTTAACAAAAATTTATGTCAAGAGCCCGGTGGTAAAAACTTATTTGTAACAGGTTCGCCGTTCATCAAAGACGCGCCGGGATTCGCTGCAGGAGGTGTCCCTCCGTTAGGCGATACTCCAGCTTGAGCAGCCATTTCAGCTTCTTGCGCCATCTGTTGTTGAGCTTGCATCTCAGCTTCTTTCTGCTGGATCACATGCTTAGGTGGCACAATCAGGTCTACGTTCATATCTAAGGTACGAGCAGCTTGGCGTAACAACTCGGCCACACCTTCCATACCCATAACTTGCTGAGCCACTGGGCTATTGAGAGCAACACCGAGGAATTCGTTGCGACGCTGTTGAGCGGCTTCTTTTTCCATCAGGCTTGCAGCACCACGGGCTTGGATACGAACATCGCCCTTGAGATCCGGATCATCCGAATAGCGCATGTTGTAGTAATACAGCCGGTCGATACATGGCTTGATTACGTTCTCGTCTACGTTAGCAATAACCTGCTTGATAGACTTACCAGCGTTGGTCATGAGCATCGACATACCAGAAGCAGTACGGCCTGCGCCGCCCGTCGGGTTACCGCCAGTCATGTAACGTGGGATACCTGTGTACTCATCAGCTAGGTTAGCGAACTTCTCGTATACGGCCATCAATTCGTTTGCACGAGAATCTGGCTGGAAGAACTGAACCGGAGGCTGTGAACCGTTAATTGGGTCAGATGTAACCTGCCAAATCTTCCATGGGAAAATCTGAGTTACGTTTTCACCGGCTGGCAAGCGGTCGATGTTGTAAACAATCTGTGGACCAGAAGACAAGCTCATGTTGTTCACGAGAGCTCGCGCAGCAGCGTTACAGATGTCTTGGGTATCACGGCATAGGTCAGCTACAGAGTTGCCCCAGAAAGCCCCGGGAACCTCTTCGTAGGACGCTTTGTAGTATGGCTTGCGGCCAAGTGGATCTGGATTGATAACTGCTTTAATAATCCAAGTGCCAATCAACCAAGCTTCGATAGGATACTCAGCCAAGGGGTCAGGAATCTCTTCTTCTGACATGCCCCAGTCGAGCAACAATTTACCCTGCACCGAGCCCCAGAACTGGAACGCATCGATGAGCTCTGACGGGTTCTGACCAACTGCAACTGTGGATTTACCTTCAGCCGTGGCCTTGGTTAAGTCAACATAGATCCAATCGCGCAAACCGCCTTTACCGTAAATATCAAGTACTTGACGGATCGCACCGTCGCTATAACCTTCAACGCCAATCATGGCATGCAAGTCAGCGCGGGAAAGTTTATGACGTTCTAGTAGGTAACCATCATTAATGTCCGACGCATCAGGGGCAGGGTAGAGCATGAACGGATCAACGCGCTCCCACTCAAGTACCAATGTATTCTGAACATCAAGATTAAAGTCACCGGGCTCTTGACCCTGCACCCACTTAAGCATAGGCCGATTACGAACTACAGGGCCTTTTAAAATTGCCGATGGGAACGTAACGAGATCATCAATAAACTGTGCAAACGCCGTAGTCCACTGCCCTTCGAGCAACTGAGAGTGCATCTTCTTTTCCATGCGCTCTGCTGTCTCTTTGGCAATGTCCATTAACTGGCGCATCGCTTCATCTTTGAAATCAAGCAACATCTGCTTAACTTCTTCGTTCGTAGGATTCAGGCCCTGTGCGAGCATCATCTCAAGCTTCTGCTGAGCGCGCATCATCAAGTCCGCTAGGACATCGGGCTCCATCTCTGGAACGGGGTTTGGCTTAAGCGACCATGGCTTATCGTCAGAACCAGTTAGCAAAACGTCACGCAGCCAGCTAGAAGCAGCACGGCACTTGTTAGACGTTAAGAACATGTAGATTGTCGCACTGCCCTGCTCACGAAGTTGAGCTAGTTTGTCTGGGTCATATTCACCACGACGGGCACGAACTGACTTAAGCATCCGTTGTTCAACGGTATACTCTTTGGCCATCCGAGCATATAACCACTTACCTTTGATGAAGGCAGCAAGGTTTTGTATCGCTGGTTCACTGTTTGCAGTGACAGCGGCTCGGCGCTCCTCTTCTTGGAGCTGCTTGACTGATTTCATTTGAAGCATACCACCCGCAGATGTGACACCGGGGGCAGTCGCGTTCGTAATATTTAGCGCCTGCATATCCAAAAAGGGCCTCTTTTTTAGCCTTTATACGACGTAACGTATTGACTTGTCAAGATATTATACCCAAACATAATTGGTTTTTAGTACTTCTTTTGCTTTGGGAGTCAAAATATCTCCCGTAATATTACCATCGGCGTGTAAGCAAGCATACTGAAAAGCGTCCGCAACGTGCGAATATTTGTTCTTTTCAGGCTTGTCGTCAACCTCACCGTTGGTTCTGATCTTGTATCTATACCCACCGCGAAGGGCATTTATTAAGTCCTTGCAACCGGGGTCTATCAGCAAAGCCGGTTTACCGTCAGCGATTCTAGTAAGCAACGAGTCTACTGCAGACAGCCGAGCAACTACGGAATTTGACTTCGCAGGGATGACACGAAACCCTTCTTGACGTAATATATCGAAGACAGACCGCTCGTCTGTTTGGGCCCTCTGTTGCCCTGCGGGATCGCCAATGACAAGAATAGGCATGCCGGGGAACTTGTTGCCTAAGAGCGGTTTCATTTTCTCCCGCACAAATCTAAGCGTTCCCATTCCCTCAGAAGTCAGACAGTCATACGTCAAGAACCGTCCTAGAGGATCTACCTGACTGATTGTGGCAGCGGGCGTTAATCCAAAGTCCATCCCAATAATGAGCGGGTGCGTCGTAGACTTGATATAGTTCAACGGTTTCTCAGCTACGTGCATGTCCAGATCAAACGCACGGAACACGGGTTGCCCGGATAGCGACTTGCCGAACTTCGCATTGATGTAGACATCGACCCAGTCCTCAGACTTACCCTCGGCCAAGTTGTCGTAGTAGCCCTCTGGCAGGAAATCAATCCAATCCGCTTCGGCGGACAGTCCACTGGGCTGGAAAAATACTTCTGCGTTAGCTGGTGGATCGGACAAGAACTGTTCCCAGAACGTATCCATATCCGGCGGGTTTGTCATTCCCCAGATATGCGCATTTGGCTTGCCTTCGTCAGTAACACAACCAACCCTATTGTCCAGCTTAGAGGGATAGCGACCAAGACGACCTTGCAGAGCGTTGAAAATGTCAGGATTGATTTCGCGAAATTCGTCGAGAATGCCAAACGAAGCCTGTAGAGACAGTAAGCGTCGAACGTCATTAGAATCATCAAGACCGCGAAACAGAATTTCACACTCGACATCGTTGAACTTTAAAATGAATTTGTAGTTGGTCTTCTCAAACACCCCCGCCGGGCCATCGGGGAACCAACGTAGCACGTCCGGAATAGAAGTATCTCGCAACTGCTCTCGGGTGTTACGCACCCATATCGCCCGACTTCGACGTATTCCATCACGACACGGCGCCATCTTAGCAGCGTGATACGCAATTTTCATAATTCCAGCAGTAGTTTTCGTACTACCCACCGGCCCAACGATCAAGGATATGAACGCCTCACTCGCTAGGAACGGTTTTACGCTTTCTGGAGGAGTGTAGTTTAGGTCGCTCATTAGGCTCTATGTCAGTAATTTCGGTGTCAATCTGCTTAATTTCAGGCGTTTTTGGTGCTTTTTTAACCGTTTTTACCGGTTTTGGAGCTGTTTCACCCATGTTTAT